TAGCATATTAAAATACACTAAGAATGGTTAGTTTGCTCCAATTTTAAAAAAAAAAATAATAGCCAAAATAAAACTGGCACCTTTCAAGGCGGTGAAGCGTCCGTAAAGAAAGGGGGGATACTTACAAAGCATCCAAAGGAACTATCGTCTGCTCCAGCTCTCATGAGAGCTAGAGGTACCGTTGAAGCACCTTGTTGTAAGATCGAAACCTTACTTATTTGTGAGAGAGTGTTATTGAACACAATAGGGGTGGTAGTGGTTATTTGCTCAGCAGCATTAACTCTATGTAAATTCTGAGTATTTTGTGGAACAAAATATTCAAAAATTGATCCTGCAGTTTGCGAATAGACCAGCGCAGATCCAATTGAGTTCCATAAAAATGAACTTATTGAAATTACTGTTGTGACCAAAAAAGTCGGAAAAGACACGGCAAAACTATGATCATAAATCAATGAAACTAGATGAGCCGCGGTTCCACTATTACCAAGTGGCAAAACTCCTATTCTTATACCGCCTCTTGAAAATGCATATATTGCATTTAGATGAGTGTACACATCTCGAGTGACGGTAATGTTTGTTCCCGCCAGGACTGTTCCGTTTGAAGTATATATAAACGTAGAAGAAGGAGAAAAAGCCACGGAACTAGTTATTTGTGCAGCAATTACAGTCGACTGTATAGGATTTAATCTTTTAATTATTTGTCTAAAAGATGTTATAGTTTCTCCTGTTGTCAAAGACTTCCCATCAAGTGAATCGTCAATCACTTTTGACTGTCCAATAACAATATTTTGTTTTACACAGCCGTCATCCATTTGTACTGCACTTGGTACACACGGCACAACCCCGACACTTAAATCTGGTCCTGCAAATGCCAAATCTGGTCCTCCTCTTATGAAAATCGTTAAATCAATTGAGGACGCAACTACAGCAGGAGCAGTTAATGGATCAAGTACAACAATATTAATTAATCCAATAAAATCACTAGAACTCGAAGTACACCAAGTTCTTTCAGATATATAGGGAATAGTAAAATAAAATTCATCTGTTTCACGAATATCAACTATATTTCTATACATATATGCACTTGCCACTGCTGTTGGACTGGAAACAGCACCTGCATACAAACTATTCGGAGCAAAAGTAATTAATAATCTACCGGAGTGAAATTTAGTCTTTGAGATGACCACTTTAAATTCAATAGATCCTCTCCACAAGTTAAAATGACTAGCAACATATACAAAGGGTGCTGACACAACTAAATTAACGGCTCCATCTGCATATGTTTGTCTAAATGCATTTGGATTCATCAATTTATTAAACAATACTGTATTCACAGTTGAAGTTGTAGGCCAATTCACACTAAGATGATGAGACCATATCGAGTTCAAGAACTCGAAAGACATTTCATCTACACTAGATCCCATCTCATGAGCCCCAAATTCAACGTGGTTACCAACGGTCATGGAAAGTGGTTCTGCAACTGAACCTCCATCAGTAGCTGCCATATATGGTATGTTACTACGCCCAACTCTTTTGGGTTGTTCTATAACATTTGGTTTAGAGTAGCCAAAAGATTTTGCTAAACCAGCAGCTGCATCAAGAACCCATGACAGCGGCTGTAATATTGGTCCAACAATTGGAACTGGTGCGAAACCATTAGCAATTACAGATGCCATTCGCAAAGCTGCGGATGGCTTCATATCCTCCTGTTCTTCGGTCAAAAGATCGATCTTCTTCCTTCTTGGTCCACCACCCATCTGTGGTGTAGAAATAGCGCCTAGTTCTACATTCTCATAATGAGCCCACAACGTGAACGAAGCAGTTGTTGATCCAGAAGTTGAAGCCAATTCTTGGAACGGATAAATGAAAAATGAGCCAATACTATTCAATCCAGGAATAGCTAAGGTATTTACTTGAGCAAGTTGGGCTGATTTCCATGGAACTCTCAACGTTACTTTTGTGTCACATCCTAGATTCATAAATACTCCCGGCAATTGAGAGACTTGAACTTGACAAAATCTATGTTGTAAATACCAATTTATAGCTTGTTGGGTCGTACTGGAAATACCTCCTGAATGAAGAAAAGCAACGTAGTATAGACCTTGTTGCATTGGATTAGCATTGCATTCTAAAGTTAAAACTAGGTCTCCTCTCCATAAAAAGACGCCTTCCAACTTTCTCGCCATCATAGTTTGTATCGCTGCGTATTCAAACACCCATGGGCCAAATGTGGTTGGACCATCAGTGGTTGCAAATACACTCGTTAAAACTGGATAGGGTCTGGCTAAAACCCTTGCGATTTCCGTTAGGCCATTTCCATTCGTGAAACTTCCAAGAAGTTTTCTCACTCTTCTGGAGAAAGGCTGAACTGAATTATGTACATGTCCATCATCTACTAGGACGATATCTTTGGGATGAGCTGAAGGACCTGTCTCGACTTCTTCAACATCATCAGTATTGCGCGTTGGAGCAGATGCATCCATCTGCTCAACGCTTAGATATTCTTGAATATCTTTTATCTTTATAGCTTTAAAGAGTTTACTATCTAAAGATGAAATAGTAATTTCTCTTGCGGAATTAGTTTGATGTACTTGATTCATTTGGAAATTTGACACTTGAGGTGTAAGACTACTACTGCATACTTGAGCCAGTAGATAACTGTAAGACATTACTTTTAAGCCTTCATGAAAAACCTTGTGCATTGCTGAATTCAGTGTTTTAATATAGGGCATGGAGATGTCTTCTCCATGCAAGACTAACTCTCTAGATATAACATCAGTTTTATCTTTCAAAATTATATCTCCATCGGTTTTTTTTGTCCAATTTATCATTTCAAGCACTCTTTCAAGTTTCATTGGGGCGACAAATCCACCAATTAACTTTTCGTAGCGAAACCTTCTTTTAAGATAATAAACATCTTCCAATTTTCTAAAGGAGGAATCTCTCTCTCCTTTATCTTCAGGTGTGTAAATCAAAGCAAGTTTTAACATCGAGTGTGCTATCGTATTTTCATTGTAAACATCTGCATACGCAGGGTCTACGGTCATTAGAGAGTCATCACCATGAGGACACAGTGAAACTTTTGTATTAAATTCCCAAAACAATTGGTCTGTTTGACCACACATATCATAAAAACAGTATTTGTGAGCTATGCGATTATACATTGTGTTAAATATGGCAGTAAAAGGATGTCCACTGCATAATGAACTATCCCATGCGAATATCTTATCTTCGTACAGATGATAGGATCTCCATATAGTCGTCCACAATCCCCTTCTTATAAGTCGTTCGATATGTGTCGAATTGTCATAAAACGACTCAATTATCTCTAACATCTTTTCTGCTATTTGAGGAAGTGGAGCTGTATCGAAAGCCTTGAAATCACCTGCATTCACGAATTCTTGGTTTGTTTTAACCAAATATTTCGCTAAGGCATCCCATTCATAAGAATAAGGATTTATGCCCAGTGTAGAACCATTCAAGATTCTGTTCTTTAAAAACCATATCATGAAGGAACCAAAATACATTTTATAGAGCACTACTAAAGACATCGGACTAGCTGAAAAATTGCGGGTCGCTAGTTCATTTATCTTTTTAAGGGGTCTAAGTTCATCTTTCAAGTTATCATTGAAAACAAATTCTGGAATAATTCCTTTAGACAACTTTTTAATCATTTCATGGATTTCTTCTACAAACTCTTTACTATATGTCGTTTCCAAGTCATATTCTTCTTCATTTCCAAACCACATGTGTTTACCTTTTCCTTTACGGGCATGTACATATGGATATCCTGGTGATGTTGCACGAGATAATGGTGAAAAGTCTGGTTCATCTTCTATACCTGATATCGCATTCTCTACTGGAATGATCCTCGGTTCAACATAAAATTTGGACACAGCATTATAAAAATCACACTCTGATTCAATTAATGTGAAAAGTAGTGAAGGCGACATGATAACACCAGAATTTCTGTTATATTTAATCAAAGATTTCACTTTTACATCAATCAATTCTCCATTTCGTCTTACTGGATGCAATATTGCAGGTAACATCGTAGCTTGTTGAAATGTTCCAAATAGTCTTGACTTTGTCCAGCAAGTTTTCCCTGTAGATTGTATCTGGTTTCCAACTTTTATATATTCAAATCGATCGTCTAAAAGTCCTTCACCCATCTGAGGTTCACTTGTTGCACTCATCTCGTCATATAGTAAAGGTTTCTTCCTATTTGCCTTCCCTATTATTCGATCTAGATCTTCTTTGCATATAGGAGAACATACTGCTCTCATTAAGCTAGGAATTCCAGCTACATGTAAACCAAGAATTTTAGATTGGGAAGTTGCATTTACCTCAGTATATACAGCACCACAATGTCCTTTGTCAGTGAACATGTTAGCTATGTACGCCCAAGGGAGAAATCTTTCTCCTATTACAGAAACTACTTTATGATTCAATTCTTTCACAACTGGTGATACTTGGGTGTTAAACTCAACATCTTTTCCATTGTGAAATGCGGTTTTGCAAGAAACCATATTATAACATGGTTTAAACGAAGAAGAATTCTTAAAGTGTTTTGTTATATCACGCACACGTGGGAATCTATCGGGAAATATTACAGCAACTAAATCAAGTTCTTCCAGTCCTTCATCATAAATGATGTTATGCAAAAGTTCTTGTATTGTTGCGGCAAAACCACTATATTCTCCATTATGGACCCGATTAGGCATGAAAGAAATAGAAGTTTCCATCGTTTCTTCCAACATAGGGTCCTGTGTCCACTTATAGAAATTGAACAGAAAATGGGCTGGCATTATACCTATATTCGATGCAACAAAAACAACTTGTCCTAACTGTTTATTGTTATATCTAACAGTCATGCAGTTCCTTCTTAATATTGAATCAGTCAACAAGTCGCCAGATTTGTCCATATCTATTCCCATTTGAGGCGTTGAATAGGTAGCTCTTATTTGAGAAAGTGTTTTGATCGAATTGTTATTTGATGGTTTCAAAACTGTTGGAGATTGCTCAGTCGTAACAATCTCCGTTTTGCCCAAATAATTGTAGGCAGTAAATATGCCTACTATCATTGTCGCCAAACCAAGATAAACTTTGTTACTCTCGATAAACTCTTTCAAACTTTCAACCATAGATTTATCCGGACAAACAGTATTATGAATTTCTTTTAATGATTTTTCAAAAGTTGATTCAACTTTAGGAATATAATCAATAGCCTTCGTAACCCAGTATTCAATATTTTCGTTGCGAGTTATTTCCTCCATCATAACAATTCCTTCTTTTGAAACCATATCTTTCAAGAAAGTTTTCAAGTCTATATTCAGAGTGCCATATGCCTGGTCAACTCTCAGTACGAATTCTCTTAAGTGTAAATTATCAACGTTCAAGGTACTTGGTAATTCCCATTTCTTTGATACTATAGTTTCAGTATCAGACGCATCTGAAAATTCCAAGTCTAGATCTTGCATAGACCTCATAACTAGAGCACTTTGAGACACAAGGGAAGCAGCAGTTTCTAGATTTCTCTTGAAACAATGCTCGCTCCATTCGTATTTTCTAACCATACTGTCATATAATTCATCAAATGTAATAACGGAAAAACTTTTATTACCAGACGAACTAATCGTAGTACAATGAAATTCAAACAATTCAGGATTAATATCAATAACGTCATCTTTGTTAGGTATTAATGTCCTGTCGAATTTCCTCGACATTGGCTCCACTTGTGGATTTATACAATAATGTGACTTCGGAACTACAATAATATCAAAATCTAAACGCCTATGAAAGGCTTCATAAGAGTTTATGCTCTCTATATTAAATTTCGATATGTTAGTCGTTGCGATAATAAACTTTGATTTAAAAAAAACATCTTTCTTGTCCTCAATTGCAGCCATATGTAATTGATAAGGCAACATATTTTTGATACGTATGAATTCGAGAAATTCCGAATTCTGTATTCCTGGAATATCTTTTTGCTGTCCAAATTCATCTATCACAAATACGGGCTGTTGCTTGTATCCATCAAAATATTCATTGGCTGCAACTCTATAAAAGACAAAGTTGTTCATTTCATTTTTTGAACCATGTTTTTCTGTATGTGATTTAAAATTCGCAGATACATAACTATTAGCATCTATAGATCGATCACCAAACTGTGCGTACAATTTATGCACTAACATCTGTACAACGGAAGATTTAAACATTCCAGGTCCGGATCTCATCATAACTGCAATGGGCTCAGGTTTCAATCCGGAAACTCTTCCATCAACGGATCCAAAAGTATTCCGAATATTTACTAGATCTTTATAGCAAGTGTCCAAAACACTAGCCGAACCTGTATTACGTGCTATTTCGGTTTTCAAATGGATACACTCATCAAACATATCTTTAACAATACAATAAGTTTGTGTTGTATACGGAATGACTCCATTTTTAAGATCAGAATCTAATTCCTCAATACGTTCAAAGAAGCTTATTATTCTCTTTGAAGTTTCTGTTGTTTTATACCAAGTTATCGGAATGATTTTTTGTTTTAAAACAAATTCACATATCATGTCAACTGATTCAAAAATCCATGAAATTATTGCAAGAACTCCATCTCTCAATCTATCAAAGTTAGTTATTAAGTAGATATAATCTTTCATTTTTTTTCATAGAAACATTTGGACAAAAGTCAAAGATCAACTCGAAAGCACTAACTAAAAATTTAGGAGCTTC